GTGAAGTTATTGTAACAGCAGATTCTATTGAAGTAGGTCAAGCGGTTACGGTGCTTGACGAAGATTTACAGCCGATTGAAACCTTTAGCGGAAACGTCACTATTGATGACCAACCAATCACTATAACAGATAATGTTATCGAGGCGGTGGGAACAGAAGTAGAAATGACAGAAGAAGTTGAGGAAGTCGCAGAAGTTGAAATGGCAGTTGAAGAAGTTGTCGAAGATGTAGAAATGGCAGAAGAAACGCCAGCAGTCGAAACCTACACAAAAGCAGAAGTCGATGCAAAATTTGATGAGATTTATTCAATGATTGCAGAATTGAAAGTCGCAGATGTGGCAACAGTTGAAGAAGTAGAAATGGCAGAAGTGCCGAAACAAGGCATGGAATTAAAGATGTCGAAAATTGAACAATTATCAAAATTTTTAAACAAAAAATAACATGAGCAGAAAAGTACATTTTGCAATGGACGTAACAAACAATGCGTTATTGCAAGTTAACCCAAAAGAGTTTTACACGAAAGCGTTATTGTCTAACCGTTCAAGCGCACAATTTCGTCAATTACTTGGAATCAAAGAATCAACTAAAATCGCTTCTTTAGATTTCGGTACACTATTAACCGAAGCAGATTGTGATTTCGTTGCGAACGATTCTACATTGTCAGCAAAAACAATGGACGTTTGTAAAATCGCTTTGAACACAGAAGTTTGTCAATTTGAGATTGAGCAGTCTTTCTTAGCTGATTGGATGAACAAAGGTTCAAACGGTGATTTTATGCCAGCTGATTTCGCTACGCATTTCTACGATCAATTAGGTAGAACAGTTGCTGACCAATTGGAATACCTTACATGGCAAGGTGACACCGCTGGAGAAACTGATACTTACTTAGACCTTTGCGATGGTTTAGAAAAACAATTGTCAGGTGCGGATATTCCAGTTGCTCAAAAAATTGCGGGTACGAATATCACAGCTTCGAATGTTATCGCTCAATTGACTTTGGTTTACAATCAAATTCCAAAAGCATTGAGAAACCGTAAATCTGAAGTTAAATGGTTTATCGCTTCAAACGTTGCAGATGCTTACCGTTTGGCAGTTGCTACACAGTCAGCTGAAGCATACACTACTAAAGATGCTCCATTGACTTTCTTGGGTTATGAGTTGACAATTGGAGAGGGAATGACTGATTCAACTATGACTTTGTCTTTGCAGTCTAACTACATTTTCCTTGCGGATTTGGTTTCAGACCCAAGCGACATCACCACAATCAACATGAAAGAAACAACTGGAGATAGAAAAATCCGTGTTATTTCTGACTTCAAAGTAGGTTTCAACTACTTGAACGATGCTGAATGGGTAACTTACAAAATCGCCTAACATTAACAAGGGGGTTTAATTGCCCCCTTTTTATTCACATTTAAAAATATAAATTATGGCTTGCGAAGTATTAGAGGGTATTGAGTTAGGTTGTGAAAGAAATAGCGGTGGACTTCATCAAATTTTGGTGGGTGACATGGCAGATATTTCTGCACAAACCGTATCACTTCCTGAATGGCAAATCAGAGAAATGACAGTAGACAACGAGCCTATTGAAATTGCCGTTAAAAGAAAAACATCAAACTATGTAGAGGACGAACAAAACGATTTCGTAAACGGGTCGGTTGTTGTTACCGCTACAATCACAGCAATGTTGCACAGACGTGATGCTGATAAATCTCGCAAATTGAATATTTTAGGAGCGGGTCAAAGATACCTTTATGCAATCTGTAAAGATGCGAACGGGTTATATTGGTTCTTCCCAAATGTACAACTTCAATCAGTTGGTGAGGGGTCAGGTCAAGAGCGTGCCGACGGTTCAAAATATTCCGTTGTATTGGTTGGAGAGAATGACCAACTTGCATACGAAATTGAGAGCGCAGTTGTTGCTGGATTATTCTAAATTTTAACTACTACTAATAAATTAAGGTTGTTCAATTTGGACAGCCTTTTTTTGTGTCCTATTAATTACATGATTTATTTAGAAAAGAATATTTCCACAAACATAGCATTGACACTTAAAGAGAGTTCTTTGTTATCCGTGCCTTATTACTTGTTTCATTTTGTTAACGAGATTAATAAAACAGAAACGTTTGTAAACTTTGAAGATATTAGCGGATATCCTGAGCGTTATAACTTATTTACAATGCAATTAGACTATGTTAAAGGTCAATATACCTATACAGTCTATGAAAGTATATTACCTGACCCCGAAACGATAGCAGAAACAACGGGTCGTATTATAGAAACAGGTATCATGATTATTCACTCCGATGAGGATGCAAACACAAACATTTATTTATGAAAATACTAGGTATAAATTTTAGTAGAAATTCAGTCGTAAGGACAGAGCAACAAGCATACAGTACTCCGTTTGGGCAAATTGGCGACGGTAATTTATCATTACCTTTTATTCAGTCGCAAGTACACAAAGCGGGCGTTATTTACTTTGGCCAAGACAACTTATTCCCAAGTGTACTGGATCAAATGTATTATACTTCGCCTATTCACGGATCGGTTATTGACTTTACAGTAATGGCGGTAATAGGTGGCGGTTTTACCGTTGATGGATTGAGCGACGGAAAAGACAAGGTAGCGTTTGGCGTATGGTCACGAATGAATAAAGTCGATAGAAATCTAGAAACAGTCGCACGAGATTATAAGATGCACGCACGTGTACATTTTCTTTTTAAGTATTCAGATAGCGGAAAGTTCCTTTGTATGGAAAGAATACAACCCGCTTCTATTCGTTATCGATTCGACGGCAACTATGAATTTTCTAGCGATTGGTCAACTGGTAAAGAGCGAAGATTTTTAGAAGCATACCACCCCGCTAAGGTTGGAAAGTATAAAGAAATGCTTTACACATATGGCGAAGTTGGCGCTGGTCAAGACATCTATCCTATACCTACTTATTCAAGTGCGTTAAATTGGTGCTACCTAGACGGTGAACAAAGTTATTTTCACAAATCAAACTTACAAAACTCAATTTTTCCTAGTTTAATTATTAGACGACCTAAGCGATTTGGAACTAAAAAAGAGGTTGACGACTTCAAAGATGGTTTGATGAATAACAAAGGCGCGAAAAACGCTGGTAAAGTATTCGTTTTGACTGGCGATGGTATGGAAAATGTGCCTGACGTTATTGTTCCAAGTTCTCAATCGAATGATAAACTTTTTGAGGGGACTGCAAAAGAGTTAAAAGATAATATTTGCTTTGCTCACAAAATCAATCCGTCGATAATGGGGGTAAAAGTTGCGGGTTCTTTGGGTAACGCTCAAGAGCTTGAAATGAGTTACGCTATTTTTGAAAAGAACGTAGTATTTCCGATGCGTAAACAGTTGACTTTTATGTACAACGAATTGATGCAAATTGCAAACATTGACGGAACATTTACAATTCAAGACTTTAAAATAATTGAGGGTCAAGTTATCGATACTCCAAACACTCCAACAGTATGATTTATTTCGTTACAGAAAATTACTTAAAGCAAAAGACACCGATAACTCAAAATGTTAGTGCCACCGATGTAATGCCTTTTATAGAGCCGTCTGCAAGCGGTTGGATGCAGTCGATTTTAGGTACTTACTTTTTTAATCACTTGTTGACCGCTTACAACGCACAAACACTAACGAGTGATGAAACTATATTGGTGGGTAAAATACAACCCGCTATTGCATGGCGTGCAACGGTTGATTGTGTACTCGGTTTGACATACCAACTAAAAAATAAAGGACTACAAAAGCAAAACGGTGATAACTCTGAAAGTGTAGAACAATCGGAAACTACCTTTGTGATGCGACACTACGAACAAAAAGCGGAGTTCTTTGAAATGATTACAAGAAAATATTTGAAGTCAAATAGAGACTTGTTTCCTGAATTTACAAGCCAACTAAATAGAGATTCAGAATTAGCGCCACAGAACGATGATAATTTTAACACTGATACAATGTTTATATGATTAGTTATTTACAAGCAGTCAACGTTATAAAGACATTTGCGGACGACCATTTGCAAATTAATAGATTCGATTTCGAGTTTAAAGAGCAAATGCAGAATTTAGCTACTTTAAATGAAGCGTATCCGTTTTTGTATGTAGTTCCATTAGCAAGTGACACAATCACAAATGTGAATGAATTTGAGGTTGAAATTTACTGCGTGGATAGGTTACAGAAAGACCGTACAAATGTTAACTATGTAGTGTCAGACACTAACCAAATATTAAACGATTTAGTGTTATGGTTAGAAGAGGGACAAGATGACATTGAGATAGTAGGAACGGCAACACAAACGCCGATAAACAACGATTTGTTAGACTATGTAGGCGGTTGGGTTTTGCGTGTACGTTTGCAAGTTGAAAAGATTGGACTTTGTGAAATTCCATTAGGGGGTGGTCAACCGCCCGTTCCGCCTGAATGCCCTAGCGCGTTTGTTCAAAATTCCGATGGTAGTTATTCAGAGTTCGTCCCAAGTGGTGATACTTTGATTTTACCTGATACAACCTATAATTTTATTGTGAACGGCGTTACAACAAGCGTTACCGTTCCAAGTTTAACAGATGAAACATTTAACATAGTATGGCAATAATTAACGTAAACATTCCGATTGAAGACGCGGTTACAGATGGTAGTTTAAACCCCGTAACTAGTAATGCCGTTTTTGATGCTTTGGCATTAAAGGCAAATAGTGCCGACCTTGCACTTGTTGCAACGAGTGGAGATTATAATGATTTAAGTAATTTACCAACTATTCCATCCGCTCAAGTAAATTCTGATTGGAATGCAACAAGCGGAGTTGCTGAAATACTAAACAAACCTACTATTCCAAGTGTAACGGGCTTTGTTCCTTATACGGGAGCTACAAACGATGTTAACTTGGGCGTACATGATTTAACTGCTACTCAAGGTACATTTGCAACTAGTGGAAATCCCGACACGTTAACAGTAAACCATTCAAGTGGGAGTGGTAATGCTTTGACAATTACAAAGGGTGGAAATGGTGAAGGAGTTTATGTTAATAAAACGAGTGGAAGTGGCAATGCAGTTACGGTTATTGGTGACTTAGAAGCTACAAATCTAAAAAGAACGGGAGGCACTTCATCACAGTTTTTAAAAGCAAACGGAAGTATAGATTCCACTTCTTATCAACCTACTTTAGTAAGTGGAACGAATATAAAAACAATAAACGGCACAACTTTATTAGGTAGTGGCGATATTGCAATTAGTACTGGATTAACAATTGGTACTACGCCAATAACTTCAGGCACAGTTGGTAGGTTGATATTTCAAGGTACTGGCAATGTTGTTCAGCAGGATTCAAATTTATTTTGGGATAATACAAATAAAAGACTTGGGATTGGCGCAACCCCTAATAGCTCAACTCTTTTGGATTTAAGAGCACAAGGTGCTTTGTCAACTGATATAGCGTTTAGAGTGCGGAATAGTGCGGATAGTGATAATCTTTTTAGTGTTAATGGAATTGGAAATTTAGCGCTTAGAGCTTCATCAGGTACTGAGCCTTTTACTATTCATCATTCAGGAACACTTCAGGCAAAACTTGAGGTAGCATCTAATGCTGGGGTATTAAGAATTTACAATGCTGGGGTATTAAGACATGATATTGATGGGAGAGATTATGCAAGTTTTAAAGGAATTAAAATAAATGCAGTTGGTGGAGGTGTTAATTATTTAAATATCGGAACAGCTTCAAATGCAAGAGTTAATGTAGATATTGCTGTAGACCCAATTTTTGATATTTTTAATGCTTCAAATTTAAATGTTTTAAGATTTGATTCAAGAAGTGGCGAGGGAGCAATTCAAGTTAAAACAACTGGATTGCCAACATCAAGTATTGTTGATGGTTTTAAACAATATTCAGCAGATATTGTAGCAGGAAACGCAGCACCACATTTTAGAACTGAAAACGGTAATATTATAAAACTTTACCAACAGTCAAGTGCGGGAATATCAACAGTCCCGCAATTAGTAACAGTATTGCAAAATTTAGGTTTATTATCTTAACTTTATAAATAAAAATCATGGGATTAATTATCAAAGAAACAGAAGAAAAAAGTATCAAAATTATAGGCACAGATATAGCACTTGAGAGTGTTTATGGCAGACTTGAATTTGCAGGCAGAGCAAATGGAAAAACATTAGAGATTGCTATTGCAACTTATGCAAGTAAAGAAGCGTTTGAATCTTTAGCTTCTGTAATATCAACAGATGTTCAACAAGGTAGTTTCACTGTTGAAATTGAGGCAACAGAAACTCAAAGCATAGAAACTGCACATAAATACACAAAACTTGCATATGAACAATTAGGATATGAAGTTGAAATTTTACTTTAAAAATAAATAGTTACATTTGATGCGATGATGGAAGCGGTTAAAATATTTAAAACATACGGAGGGCTGGGAGTGGTTTCCGTTTGGTTATTCATGACGAATAGTAGAGTAGATAAATTGGAACTAGAATTGCAAGCGTGTAACGATAGTAAAATAGACATTTACCGAGAATTAACCAAGCCAAAAACAGGTCAGCACAGCGAAAATAAAGCACCTTTAATCGCAATTTTATCACAATCAATAGCAATTAAAACAGATGAAAATGAAGAATGTTGAAAAATTAAATTTAATTGAGCGTATAGAAGCTCCAACTCCAAAGAAGAACAAGCGCATATTGCGATTTTTTGCCACTTTAGGGTTTGTTACTGGTGGTATTTTGAGTGCTGGCGTTGTAACTGCTCCTTTGGGTGTTACTATATTAACAATCGTTACCGCCGTAAGTGGTGGCGTAGCAGTTTTCAATGGTCAGAAAGTCGCTGAATAATGGTAGAAAAAATTAGTAAGAATGTACACAAAATCAGTTTATCGGGTGAATACAACGAGGTTGCTTTACTTTCCGATTTACATTGGGATAATCCGAAATGTGATAGGGTTTTATTAAAAAAACATTTGGACTACTGCCTAAAAAATGAGATTCCTATTGTTATTACTGGGGATCTTTTTTGTTTGATGCAAGGACGTGGTGATAAACGTTCAAATAAATCGGACATCTTACCAGAACATAACAATTTTAAATATTTAGATTCAATCATTGAAACGGCTGTGGAATGGTTTACACCGTATGTAAGCGTGTTAACTGTTATAAGTTATGGTAACCATGAAACGAGTATCATTAAATGGCAAGAAACGGATATTTTGCAAAGGTTTGTAGATTTACTAAACATGACTACGGGCGGTAACGTGCAAGTAGGTGGTTACGGTGGTTGGATAGTTTATGAGGTTGTAATCAGAACGAATGTAAAAGTAAGTTTTAAACATAAATACTTTCACGGTTCAGGCGGTGGTGGTATCGTTACCAAAGGTGCAATTAATTTAACTAGAGCGTTGGAAACTTACGAGGGGTTTGATTTGTTTAGCATGGGGCATATTCACGAAAATAGTTGCCGTAATGATTCAAGAGAAATACTTTACATGCATGCAGATACTACTGAAATTAGATTGAAGCAAATACACCATTGTATTACTGGAACGTATAAAGAGGAATACGGCGACGGCTCTAAAGGGTGGAACATAGAAAGTGGCGCACCGCCAAAACCTTTGGGTGGTCGTATCTTAATGCTTAGCGTAAAACGTGAAAATGAAAAGTTAATCAAGTGTTTAGATAGTAAAGGATTTCCAATTTAGACTATTATATTAGTCAAAAAGGAAATATTTTATTAAATTAGCTAATATATTAATCAAAAAAAAATGGGTAAAGTAATTTTAGAATTTGATAGCGTTGAAGAACAAGACGAAGTAAAGACGGCACTCGATGGCTATAAGTGGAAACTTGCGATTTGGGACTTAGATCAAAAGTTACGAAGTATAACTAAGTACGGAGAAAGTTTAATTCAAGATTCAGCAAGCGAAATAGAACAAGAAATTGCAAATGCTATGCGTGATGAATTAAGAAATATTTTAAACAGTCACAATTTAAATTTAGAAGATTAATGACAAACGTAAAAAACTATACAGATATTCAGTTACTCGATAAGGTAAAAACTCTTAAAGGTTTCAAAGGTATTCCGGAAACTTATTGGATTTTAGCGGTCCGGTCCAATGAAGATGAAACGGATAAATTCGATGATAAATGTTATTTGTTTCGTGGATCAAAGTTTGTGCTTGTAACTTCGTGTACAACTAACAAAGGAAACAAAGGTACTGGCGTTGTTTGTGCAAATGTTTGGAACTATGGCGCGTGGATTATAGGCAAGCATAAAGGCAAAGTTAAAGCGGGACTTCAAAGAGTTGGTTTCCCTTATCAAAGAGATTTTACAAACGATGGTAAAACGAATCCAACAACTGAAATCAAAACAGATATTAGAGGTTTCAACTTTCATCCAGCGGACCATGATATTAACCGTAAAATTGTAAAGACTAACATAGGCGGATGGAGTGAGGGTTGCATTGTATTGAATGACATACCAACATATTTGAAAGTTATTAATTTGTTAGAACCGCAGAAAATTTGGTCAATGGTTATAGTTGATGAATTTTAACTACCTTTGTTTTTTCATAAATTAATTTTTAGTTTTCGTTTAGGTAAATTAAAGCGTGTCGTAACTGATACGCTTTTTTTTGTATCTTTGCAATAACAGTACTTAAAACGCATTTGGATAGTGGTGTCTGCTGTCGGCGTACCAGTTTAAGTCGTTTAAATTAAAGCATCTCTAGAGGGGTGCTTTTTTTATTTACCGTTCATCATTGATTTTTGCCGTTCATCACAATTGTAGTAATTTATCGAAAGTGAAATATTAGATTTGCTGAAACTTAAAAAGAAAATTATGAAAGAAAGAAAATGTGCGTTAATTATGTTCGGGGCTTATTGCTTAGTATTAATCATTTTATTTATTGTGTAATGGAAAACTTCCCACTATTTGAGTTGAAAGCAAAACTCAAAGAAATCGAAAAAAGACTTTCGGAAGATGTGATTATAGATTTACGTTTCCAAAGTGAAATAATCGAAGACGAATTAAAAGTAAAGCAGTTGAAAAGATCAATCGCTATTTTAGAATCTAATAAGTATTGAGATGAAAAAAACAGCAGTAGAGTGGTTATTTGAACAATTATGGAATAGTGATAAAGATAAGTTTGTTTGGCATTCTTTATTAGAACAAGCCTTAGAAATGGAAAAAGAACAAATAATTGAAGCGCATGGTAATAAGAAAAAGACCGCAAGAGATACGGGAAATTATCAATATACCTATACTGGAGAAATGTATTTTAATGATAATTATTATTAAAAAATAGTATTTTATTAAAAGTAATTTACTATATTTGCACAAACGAAAATTAATTAATTATGAAAAATTTGTATTTGAAGCTTGCTGAAGTCAAAAGAGAAGTAGGCAAAGTTTCTAAAAATTCCAAGAATCCACATTTCAAAAACACGTATGCGGATTTAAACGCTTTAATCGATGCAGTTGAACCGATACTACTTGAAAAAGGTTTATTGATGTTACAGCCAATCGCAGAGGGTAAAGTTTGCACCGTGATATTTGACGTTGAAACAGAATTAAGTATTGAAAGTTCAATTCTTTTACCAGCGTTAAGTGATCCACAAAAATTAGGTAGTGCTATAACTTATTTCAGACGTTACACATTGCAAAGTTTATTGAGTTTGCAAGCTGAAGACGACGACGCAAACAAAGCAAGCAGAAAAGATACACTTTCAGATGAAAGATTTACCAACGCATTGCAAGCTATCGCAGACGGCAAAGCAACAAAAGAAAGTTTAATTAACAATTTTACATTAACAGCTAATCAATTAGCACAATTGTAATAATCATGAGCAGAAGTAGTAGAGAATATTTTGACCATTTTGGTGATGTCAACGAAATGGAAAACAATATGCACGACATCGATAGAGATGCAGAACAACACGGTTGGGCAAACGCCCAGCCAAATGCTAACTTTGATTTAGTAGTAGCGAAAGAAAGTTTAGTTCCCACTGTAGAGGGATTTATTAAAACGCTTAACGAGGGAGTGGATAGCGGAGAATTGAAAGCCCTGGAAGTGTTTGCAGTTTATAAAAAGTTGGAAAAAATCTTTGACGAAGCAAAACGCAAAGTAGAGGAGACCGCAATGGATGAAGCTAGAAGTTACGATAAAACTTTTACAATCGCTGGCGTGGAGTTCACATCAAAAGAGGGTAGTAAACTTTTGAACTATTCAGAAGATTTCCTTATTAAAGATTTGAACGAAAAACTTAAACAACGTCAAGAGTTAATTAAGGTTGCTACGGCATCAAAAGAAGCGATTTACGACGCTGACGGTATCGAAGTAACCAAAGTATCACTAAAGCCAACAAAAAGCAGTTTAATGGTTAAATTTAAAAACAAGTAAATATGAGTGCAATTATCCAAATGTCGATTGATGTAACAAAGATTGACAAATCAAAACTTAAAGACGGAAAATATTTGAATGTAAGTATTTCTGTAAAC